CATCATTATAACCCATCTTTTTACACACTTCAAATATGACAGTTTCAGAAGCCCAACCTATTTCAAAACTCATTCCTTGATCATAATTGCCATAATCGCCAGCCATCCATTTCTTTCCAAATCCAAACATTTTCCTAAAAATAACGTCTGCTTGTCTATGCATATCTGTTCCTAGGAGAGTACCAAAGATTTCGCCTTTTTCCACCATTGTGGTATACATATTAGATAGATATTGGCGAGAAACAATTAAGTTTGCCAGATCACTAACGCAAAATACTCTTGTTTTCCCTTCCAAGATTTTCTCTCTTAAGCGGGGTTCATCTTTGAGAGAAGTGGTATAAACAGAAGGAATAAATTCCCCTGATAGATGAACATATTGCCTAAATTCGATGTTTTGAGCTAACTTTGGCACAGGCATTCTTTCGGTACTTTCTCCCACAAGTGGTATATATTTATCCTTAGGTCCCGGATAGCCGTATCCTCCTGAGGTGGAAGCGTTGATTCTCCTCAAATAATCATCTTTTTCATCTCCGTTTATAGCAGTAGTAACGTCTAAAGGATGCCACGTAGTGTGGTTTTTAAGGTTAGAGACGCACCTATCAACCAAGATATTCACAATTTTCCTGAGTAACACTTGAGAAAGACTATATTTGGGCAATGACAATTTTCGCAGAGGCAAATTCCACGGATTTAAGTAAGGCCTTCGAAGTACAGACATGAGGGGAGGACCAAACTGATCAAACTCATAAACAGTTGGAAAAGCTGATTGGCACATGTTTTCAAATTCGAGATATCGAGATATAATCATCGGATTTTGAATAATAGAACTACTTTTGTTAACAACAATTCCTCCCGGTATTTTCCCATGATAAACTATATTTCTAATGTTCTCATAAAAAACGGCGGAATTTGATGAAGGCAAATCTAGAGATATCTGTGCTTTGGCTCTACTATTCAAAGACAGCATATGTTCCTTGGAATTTTCAAGCTCAGAAATAGTAAGCAATAAATTTTCCCTAGAGACCAATTCTGCATAAGCAAGTTTGATATTTATGACTCCTGCGCAATGTATTCCTCCTATCTCCCAACCTTTTCCTCTCTTAACCAAAACGGGAGTTCCACACAGTCCATCGCCATGATCTCCCCACCTGTAAACTAATGTCTTT